CCACGCACGTCTTACCACACACGGTACGACACACGTTGAGAACAATCACCCATTCAGGGTTGACGGTCGCAAGGACATTGTGTTAGGTCACAATGGTATGCTTCCGGTCACGCTCAAACCTGGTGACAAACGCTCGGATACCCGTGTGTTTGCTGAAGATTTGCTACCTAACATGGGTGTCGATGTGCTTGATGACCCCGTATACTTCAAGCAACTAGAGGAGTGGGCTAAGGGTAGCAAGATTGCTATCTTGAGTACATCACCTGACTTACAGCAAGAGGTGTACATTCTCAATGAGAAGGACGGTCACTGGGCTGACGGTGTGTGGTGGTCTAACACCTCATACAAGTCACGCAGTTACTGGGCTACCAGTTACACTGGTGGGTACTACAATGGCTATGCATCTAAGGAGGACTATGACTTCTTCGAGAGAGACAAGCATCTACTGCTATCATCTGATGAATTGTTAGATGCTGACGGTACCGTCAGAACTATCTATGATGTGTGCTACCATTGCTACTCACACCTACGAGAGGACGACTACAACGAGGGTGCTTGCACTGCATGCAATACATGTATAGACTGCAACGAACACATGGCACACTGCATGTGCTACAATCCTAACAGTACTGTTAGAAGTAACGACTACTGGTGGAAGCAAGAACAACAACAACTAGAGAAATTGGATTGGTAACATGACCGAGACTATTAAGATTACATATGAGGTTGAGTACTTCTACGATGAGATACTCAAGGACATGATAGCCAGTGGTGAGTATGGGTTGGGACAGCACCCCATAACTGACGAGGCTATTGTATACAATGCACTAGACAGGTTCATTAACATGAGTGGTGGTATCCCTATGATTCCATCAGCCCTTGACCAAGCAGGTGTACTCACAGTGGAAGATGATAGAGGAGAACTTCTCTACCAATTCCCAGGGTACAACACACTAGCACAGAGAGAAGATGACCATGACACGCGAACTTATGAGTGAACTAGAACTAATAGTTCCGGACCTAACTGATGCTGCATGCTCAGGCATGGATGGTGACATGTTCTATGACGACATGACTGTTCATGAATCGGTAACAGAGTATGGTTACTACACATCAACAGCACCCAAGCAACATGCTATGCTACGCAGGGTATGTGCTAACTGTCCCGTCAAGATAGAGTGTGCTGAGTTTGCTATCAAGCATGAGCGGTTCGGGTTCTGGGGTGGGCTTACTGCTATGGAAAGACATAGCATACGCACTATGAATAACATACTACTAGAAGAAATAACCTATGATGTACCCGTTAACATCATAAGAAATATGAATGGAGATGATGAAGATGAGCAATAGTTTACATGGGTCAGGCTGGTATGCCAGTAATAGAAGTGACGACTGGGATTGTCCGGAGTGTGGCACAGAGGTGATTGACATAGAAGTACCAGCAGATGATGACGGTACTACTGTTAGTTACTGCCCTGAATGCAACTATGAGATGATAATCACAGACGAGCAACGTCTTGATTGGGTCAGTGACTACGATAGTAAGCAAGACTATGGAAGATAACAACCCATTGTTCTTACTCAACATGACAGATGAGTTCAGAGAGGAAGCAGGTATCTGGTGGAATACACACGCACACCCTGCCCTTAAGATGTTAGTTGTATCCGCTGCATACTATGAACACATAGCGCATGACGTAGAGCATGCAGACGATTACCTTAAGGAGTTAACGGATGAGATGGATTAACGTAGCATCATACGTACTAAACGTATTGCTATTGGTTGCTGTGTCCAATGCTAAGACAACCATAAATCGTTATGAAAAAGTTATGAGAATGTTAGGTGTTAAATGAGAACAAGGAAGAAGGAACTTGATGCAATCTCTGATGCGCTATCACGACCCGCCGAATCCGTAGATGATTTAGCCAAGGATGTATGGGATTTAATAGACTCATACCGTAGAGAGAGGGATGTGTACGTGGTTGGTGTTAACTACCAAGGCGTAGGACAATTCCTCTTTGGACCTTACGAGTCCGAGGCTATGGCAACTAAGGACTTCGAGGGACGTGGTAACATACAAGCACTCAAGTCTGGTGATATAGCAAGGGTATTCAAGGTGCTTGCGCCTAGTAAACTCTTTGACGACACGCCGATACAAGGTGATTTATTTGACACGAGGTAATAAATCATTATACTTAGTTATATACTATATAGGAAACCCCTTATAGGGTTTCCAGTTATAGTTGTTCATTACTCTCCTAGTGATGGGTGGTGGGTGTGTTCCTAGTGCATGCTCACCACCACAAGGCAGCACCAAGTGGTCAACGGATGATGAGGGGAAGCATCATCTATTGTTCGGGTGCAATCCCTGTTGCTGCCACGCAAGTACAACAGAAAGGACACAAGATGTCTGTGAAAATAAATGGGTATGACTTACCAAGTCACATCTCATACTCACAACTAACCACCTGGTTAGATTGTGGTTGGAAGTATTACCTATCACGTATCGTTCAGTTGAAAGAGGACGGTTCTTGGTGGTTAGTAGGAGGTTCATCAGTTCATGAGGCTACCGAAGCCTTTGACCATGCCATGTACCAAGAGGTGGGCAAATGATTAAGGCAGCAGAGCCACAGTTCCTCGACCAAGTGTGGAAAGATACGTGGGACAAGGTTAAAACCGCTCACAGTGCCTCTACGGGGCAGGAATCGGCACTGTGGAGGAAGGCTGGACGTACTACCAAGGCTAACCCTGACGGGGAAGATGAGAAGTGGTGGCTTGAAGAGGGTCGCAACATGCTGGACTCATGGGTTCAGTTCCGGACTGGTCAACTAGGCTGGAGTGTATGGACTACACCTGACGGTAAGCCTGCCATTGAAATCTCAATGACCCCTAGCATGGGTGATGTCCCAGTCCAAATGGGTATCGACCGTGTGATGGTGACACCAGATGGTGAGTTAGTTATTGTAGACTTAAAGACAGGTAAGTACACACCATCATCAGACCTACAGTTAGCACTGTATGCTGTTGGTATGGAGAAGACCTTCGGTATCCGACCGAAGTATGGTACTTACTGGATGGCACGCAGTGGCACAACATCACCACTGATTGACCTAGACTTCTACACTAAGAACATGATAGAGAAAATAGTTGGTGACTTTGACAGGGCACGTAAGGGTGCACTGTTCATACCTAACTACAATCACTGCAAGATGTGTGGATTTAAGACAGAATGCGAATGGAACAAGGAAGGAAAGTAATGACAGAGAAAAACTATGTGGTCAATGTTAAGACTGCTAAGGGTACAATCGTCACAGCACGTGGAGATAGTGCCGAGGAACTAATCAGTAACATCAACGCACTCGTAGCAGAGGGTGCAGCAGATGCTATCGCAACACTAGAGCAAGTACTGACGGGTATGCCATCGGTATCTCCCAGCAACAGCGCAGTCGATACAGTGGTTAATGCGCTAGGTGGCACAGTAGTAAGTGAAGCACCAACCACTGGCTTTGCACCAGTACCACCACCGGTCAGTGCTGCACCATCCACATCGGCAGGTCAGGTATCATGTTCACATGGTCCAATGATTGGTCGTAAGGGTAACGGTGCTAAGGGTGAATGGAAGGGTTACTTCTGTCCAACACCTAAGGGTACGCCAGACCAGTGCCAGCCACAGTGGCTCACTAAGAAAGACGCTGCTTGGAATAGCATCTAATCTAATCACTACCTAGGAGATAACATGAAGACACTAATGAGAGCAGTAGGTCGCCCCGATATAGGGGGCGAGCCTATGCCACCAGTGTTTCGTGCATTTGATGAGAACCAAATCATCTTCCGTAGGGCAGAGGTCAGCATGATTGCAGGTCAGCCAGGGGCAGGTAAATCCACACTTGCCCTTGCGCTGGCCCTGCGTATGCAGGCACCAACTCTGTACCTATCAGCGGATACCAATGCACACACTATGGCAATGAGATTGTACTCAATGATTACTGGTAATTCACAATCAGAATCAGAGAAGATAATCTCTGACAATCCAGAGCAAGCCAAGCAAGCACTAGCCCAAGCACGACACATCTACTGGTCATTCGATTCCAACCCTGGACTTGGTGACATTGATGATGAGGTAACAGCAATCGAAGAATTGCTAGGTGAATCACCTGCACTAATCATTGTAGATAACCTCATGGATGTGGCGATGGATGGTGGCGAAGAGTTCGGTGGTATGCGTTCTGCTATGAAGGAGTTGAAGTACCTTGCAAGAGATACCAATGCGGCTGTGCTTGTACTGCACCACACAAAAGAATCCTACAGCGCAGACCCATGCCCACCACGAAGCGCAGTACAGGGAATGGTTAATCAACTACCAGCACTCATCCTTACAGTCGGACAACACCAAGAAATGATGGCTGTTGCCCCTGTAAAGAATCGTTATGGTAAGGCTGACCCTTCCGGTAACACACCAGTGTGGCTGCGATTCAATCCTGAGTACATGTACTTGGCTGACCTAGAGGAAGCACGATGAGAAAGAAAAGAATCAAGTGTAACCAATGTCATGAGGAACAAGAGACAGCAACAATCTTTATCCACATAGTTGAATGCGATAGGAACGTAAGACACTACGCAAAGAAACTCATTGCCGAACTGGAACGAGAACTACGTGAGTAAGAGTAAACAAAAGGGTACGTCAGCAGAGACTGCTGTAGTTAACTGGCTTAACAGTAAAGGAAGAAAGCATGTGGAACGACGAGCACTATCTGGCCTTCTTGACAGGGGCGATATTGCTGGTATTCCTGGTGTTGTTATCGAGGTAAAGAACCATCAGCGCATGGAACTTTCAGCATGGCTCAAAGAGTTAGAGGTTGAGATGCATAATGACAAGGCGGATACCGGTATAGTCTTGCACAAGAAGAAAGGTACTACCGATGTAGGCATGTGGTACGCCACAATGCCAGTACATGGATGGTATAAACTATTGGAGGAAGCAGGTTACTAATGGGAATATCAAGTTACGAATATAAAAGCATTACGCTTGGAAGATTGAGTTTTGATTTAGAATTAAACTTAAATGAAATATCCATTGGAGTTGTGTACGAATATAATCGCTATAACATAGCGTATGCTGGAATAAAGATTCCATTCCTTACGCTCTCGGTTGTTTGGGACATGTATCCCGAAGGAAAGAAGCCAGGATTCTTGTTATCAGTATTAAGTTCGGGGCTAAAGAAGTAATGGAAAAGCATAGCATCTTGGCTGTGCTTGAGCATTATGGTGGGTCAATCTATCGTGAGCGTAATGGGTGGCAGAAACTTAAGTGTCCATTCCACGATGACTCACATGCATCAGCCACAGTTAACATAGAAGAGAACGCATTCAATTGCTTTGGATGTGGCATTAAAGGTGACACCTACAAAATCATTATGGAGAAGGAAGGAATAGAGTTTCGTGAAGCAGTCAAGGTCGCAGAAGGAATCACTGGGCAGAGCAGTAGTGCACTACGCAAAGTACATAGCGGAGGCAGAGGGGTATCTAGCAAGTCGGGGAATCACCTTAGCAGACGCGCATACAGCCCACCTGGGCTTGGTCGTAGAGCCTCTACCAGGCCATGAACAGTTCGTTGGTAGGCTAGCCATACCTTACATCACACCTACTGGTGTGGTGGACATTAGGTTCCGTTCCATTAACGGAGAAGAACCTAAGTACATGGGTATGTCTGGTAGTGAGACAAGGTTATACAATGTAGCAGCAATCAGTCAGGCAACTGACTTTATAGCAGTATGTGAAGGAGAGATAGATGCAATCACGCTCACGCAAAAGTGTGGTATCCCGGCAATTGGGGTTCCTGGTGCTAACTCGTGGAAAAGACATTACTCGAAACTCTTACAAGACTTCGAGCGTATCTATGTCTTTGCGGATGGTGACCAGCCAGGCTCGGACTTTGGTAAGAAACTGGCGAGAGAAGTTCAGGGCGTTATTGTAATCAACATGCCAGACGGTGAAGATGTTAATAGTATATTCAACAAACAAGGAACAGGGTTCTTTAGGGAGAAGGTAGCAGCATGAGTAAGATGAAGAGTGAGTGGGAAGATGAGTACTTCGGCGAGGGATACGTTTACATCGCAGGAGATTGGGGTTATACTAAACCTACTGAAGGACTTCGGGATAAAGATAGAGAACGTGAAGAGGCTAAGCAACGACACCCTTCTTCAGGTAACCGTAAGTCTCCCACCCAAGAGGTAGAAGATTTCTGTCTACGCTTTGCGTTGTATGATATTCAAGATGAGTTAGCAGACATCTTGCTTAGCAAGCACGAGGACTATGGTCCAAAGAATATTAGTGATGCACCTGGCGGTGCACTCAATGGTATTCGTGTTCGTATGCATGACAAAGTAGCACGACTTAATAACTTAATAGATAGTGGTAAGGAACCAAAGCACGAATCAATCCGAGACACACTCGTGGACATCGCCAACTATGCAACCATTGCACTCATGGTCATAGATGACGTATGGGACACTGAGTAAACAGATAAGGAAACAACATGAAGCGTATCGTAGTACTATCAGACATGCAAATACCGTATCAAGATAAGCGTGCAACTCGTGCAGTTATGAACTTTGTTGCAGACTACGAACCAGATGAGTTGTTCTGTGTAGGTGATGAGGCTGATAGCCCAGAACCGTCACGTTGGAACAAGGGTTTGGCTGGAGAGTTTGAAGGAACTCTACAGAAAGGTCTAGACGAGACAACAAGAATCATGGCAGGGTTCAAGGAAGCACTAGGCGACAAGCCATTCCATACGATGAGGAGTAATCACGGTGACAGAATCCAGAACTATGTATCAAGATATGCGCCAGCCCTCGCATCATTACGAGACCTTGAGTATAGCAAACTGCTTAAGTATCGTGAGAACGAGATTACATATCACGATAAGTTCTACTCCTTCTCTCCAGGCTGGGTACTGGCACACGGTGATGAAGGTAGAGCCAACAAACAACCTGGTGGTACGGCTCTTACCCTTGCTAAACAAATTGGGGCTTCAGTTATCTGTGGTCATACCCACAAGCAGGGTATACAACACGAGCACACTGGGTTCGGCGGTACTATTAAGCACCGACTCTATGGTGTGGAAGTTGGTCATCTCATGGACATATCACAAGCGCACTATCTCGGACAGACTGGTGCTAACTGGCAACAAGGGTTTACTATACTCTATACACGTAGAGGAAATGTAACCCCAGTTAACGTACCAATCAATGGTCGTTCTTTCGTAGTTGAGGGTAAGGTTTATGAGTTCTAATGATAATTTTGTCCAAGAGTATGAAGGTATGGTTCGACAGATTGCATCCGAATATCATCGCAAGTATCCGATGGTGGAAAAACCAGACTTAGAACAAGAGTTATGGTTATGGTTCGTTCAACACCCACGTAAGATGGAGGAGTGGACAACTAACCATGAGCCGAAAGACTCTGACAAGTTGATTGCTCGCTCCCTCCGGAATGCATCGCATGACTATTGCATTAAGGAGAAGGCACGAGTAGAAGGGTACGCACCTGACGATGTGTTCTTCTACAAGAAGGAGTTTATCAAGATGATGATTCCTGCTGTGCTATCTGATGATTGGCAGAAGGTAGAGAACAGCATGGCTAACATGGGTCGCACTATGAAAGCACCATCTGAGTCAGGGGACTTCATGGCTTATGCTGCGGATATCAAGAAGGCATTCGAGGAACTCGAAGAGAAGGAACAGAACCTAGTGTTCTTGTTCTATGGTGAGGATGTTGATTCAAAGACACTTCATGAGATGGTTAACAATGAACGACCAACTGCTAGGGCTACAGCAATGGCAGCCAATCGTTCACTAAACAAGATGGTCAGAAAACTAGGTGGCTTTGCACCACAGAGAGACAATGACTATGTTCAGCAAGAGGAAGTTGTGGTAGATGATTTGCACTGAGTGCCGTAGGGCAGGAGATGCATCAAGACTGTCCTCTGAATACACCTTAGCCCACATGTTCCGAAGGGAACTATGGTACAAGGCTAAGACTCTACATGCTATGTGTAAGGTAGTAGGTTGTTACTGCCAGCACATGGTTAAGGCAATAGATTAAATGCAAAAAGACCCCCCTTGGATTTCTCCTTGGGGGGTTTTCTTGTTTGGTTAGTTAGTTAGATTTAATCTGACGACCATCTAGTACGATAGGTGCACTACCATCATGGTCAATGAATAACCCTACTGGCATAGTGCCACCAGAGATGAACGAGTGGGCTAGTGTTACCCAGACAGTCTTACCTGCCATACCGGGATGCACTG